AAGGAAAACATTACATGGATAAAAAAAGTAGAAAAACATTAAGTGATAATAGAAAAGGAGAAAAAAATCCGATGTATGGAAAGACTACTTCAAAAGATGTAAAACTTAAATTAAGTAATGCACTTAAAAATCATCCTAAAAAAAGTAAAAAAATAATAGAAATTGAATCAGGGTTAGTTTTCTGTTCTTTAGCAGAATATTCTAGACAAAATAAATGTAGTGTATCCAAAGTGTGGAAAGACTTACAAAAAGGGGTGAAATTAAAATATTATTAATCAAAAGTTACGAAATATGGCAAAGGAATCAAACCTAAAAAAAGAGTTCTCTAAAAAGGACGTCACAAGACTGAGAAACCTCCTAACCGGAAAGACGGGAGACAAGACCCAAATACAGTCTGGATACGAAAAGAAGGCTGAAGATCATTTAGAGGGCGATATTTGGGAAGAAGATGGTAAGACTTGGACTATAAAACGAGGGATAAAACAGACAGTGACAAAGCTGGATTCCGTGAAAAAGCTGTTGAGTCTGCCTTTGTGCTGTCCAAAGTGTTTGAACCCAATGAAATCCCATGATCTCAATAAGAAGATGTATTCGATACACCAGATGTGCTTTGACTGCGTCATAGACATGGAGTCTAAGATAAAGCAAGAAGGTCGTTGGGAAGAGTACGAAAAAGGAATTCTGAACTCAAACAAGAATGCTACCCTAGAAGACATAGAAAAGGCGATAGATTCCTGGTTTGAGATGCAAGACGAGTCATTTGTATCTGAGAACGGAGAGGTCGAAAGCTGGAAAGGCGGAGACAAGACCAAGGTTTACGACGAGATCAAGGAGAACCTGAAGAAGATCAAAGCTATCGAAATCTAGTATATTTATAGAAAATACAAATCCATGCCAGCAAAATCCCAAAAACAACAGAAATTCTTTGGAATAGTACACGGTATCCAAAAAGGGACTGTAAAACCATCTTCAGTGTCTAAAAAAGCTCAAGATGTTGCAAAACATATAAGCAAGAAAGGAGCTACTGCCTTTGCATCTACAAAGACAAAGAAGCTGCCAGTAAAGGTGAAAAAGACTAAGAAAGTCGTAAAAGAGAACTACGAGAACAAAGTAGGTTCTCTCCACGCAGTGCTAAAACCATACCCAGGGTGTGATGTAAAAGACATGGTTCACGAGATAGATCCAGTATTGGGTGCAAGCCACAAAGGCATCGATGCTCAGACGATCCATGGAGTATACGGAGACCAAGACGAGGCGATGAAATGCGCAGAAGGACTCCATAAAGATCACCTTGACGAGATGAAAAAGCTCGAAGAGAAGAAAGGCACAGTGGCAAAGAAGCTGACTTCTATGATCGATAAGCTGGAATCTAAAAGAAAAGACCACATGAAGATGGCAAAGGAGAATCCGGACCATGCAGGAGAACACAAACAACACATATCCCAGATCCAAGGCAAGATAGAAGACCTGATGGATAAACTCGAAAAAGTTTCTAAGTCTAAGAAAGAAGAAGAATCAGAAGAGCAAGAAGACGGAAAGAAGAAAAAAGTGAATGAAGCTGTTAAAAGTCTGTCACTTGAGGAAAAAATGGTTGAAACATTTTTAAAAAGGATAGCAAAAGAGTTTGAATATTCTATTAAAGATGCAGCAAGATTTGTTACAAATACTATTAAAAAAATGGAATTATAGCATGAATCCAACAGTAGCAAAGTTCATATCAACCCTTCTGGCATCAAGAACACAGGCTCATATATTTCACTGGCAAGTACAGGACGAATCTTCTTTTGCTGAGCATAAAGCGCTCAATGAATACTATGATGAGATAGTTGATGCAGTCGATGAATTTGTAGAAGCTTTCCAAGGCAAATACGGCATAATCACAGGATACGACGGTCCTACAACTTTCAGAGAGGACGGCAACCCAGTCATATACTTCAAGGCGCTTTCCCAGTATGTAGAGAGGACTAGAACGATGCTGCAAGATGACACATACCTCCAGAACTTGATAGATGAGATCTACCAGCTGATAGAGACAACACTTTACAAACTACAATACTTACACTAACATGTGTTGCAATAGAGGCAAGATAACTTTACATGAAACTGCAAATAAGCTCCTTATATCTGAGGGGCTTGCTTACCATTTGGACAATTCCATCGACTTGAACGAAAACATATATCGTCCTCAGTCAGCAAACTTCGTAGCCCTGTTCACAGAAGCGCGCCAGTTGCTAAATAGGGGACTTTTGTCGTTGGGCGATGAAGATATATGGTACCTGACAGAAACTGACCTAGGATTGACCGGAAACTACAAAGGCATTACAGTTCCGCTAGACTATCCGATGACGAGAGATTTTTTACTCGAAGCAAAGGCAAAGTCAAAAAAGAAACAGCCGGCTTTGAACAAACCACACAGAGGAGGATCTAAGAAGTTCTATGTGTTCGTAAGGAATCCAAAGACAGGCGGAATAAAGAAGGTCAGCTTTGGAGACACGACAGGACTTAGCGCAAAGATCAACAACCCAGCAGCAAGAAAGAGCTTCGCAGCGAGACACAAATGCGCTCAGAAGAAAGACAAGACACATGCTGGGTACTGGGCGTGCAGACTTCCGCGATACGCAAAGCTGTTGGGATTGAAGAGTAACTTTTCAGGATACTGGTAGACATGAGGCCATATAAAGACATTTTGGAAGATGAAGTCCTGATCAGAGAGTTCGATGAGAACATAGATCCTATAGAGCTTAAGTGGCACAGAGATCAGGAAGATAGGTTGATAGAGGTGGTAGGAGACACAGACTGGAAGTTTCAAATGGACAACCAGATACCTGTAAAGATGAAAGGAGAGATATTTATACCAAGAGGGGTTTGGCATCGTGCTATAAAAGGAACCGGATCCGTAAAGATAAAGATAAAAAAGACATGATAAAGCTCATAGACATACTGAAGGAAATAGAAAAGCCTGGACTCTGGGCGAACATCCGAGCAAAAAGAGCTAGGGGAGAGAAACCTGCTCGTAAAGGCAGTAAAGCATATAAAAAAGCTGTGAAAGCGGCTAAAGATATAAATTCTACTGTCAAAGAAACATTCAGTCCTAAGATCTATCAGATAGAAGGCAGACTCATGGCAGATACTACAAAGAGATCACTTGCAGACATCCTCTCTGACATCAGGGCTCTAACTGGAGTTACCATCGTACGTGTTACAAATAACCGTCAGCCATCGGCAGCAAGGTTAAAAAAGTATGTTGTGGACATCAGCATCAAGATAGACCCAGCCCCATTTGAAACTTTTGACACAAGTACTATAAAAACAATAGAAGACAGAGTCAGAAAGATACCATCAGTAAGAAGAGCAGATTTTGTAGATAAGACTAAGCTTGTAAAATCATAAGGTTACGAAAACACTTCGATATTTATATCAAACCCTATCTAAATGACTACTGTTAAAACTGTAAAGCCTAAGGCTGCAAAGCCTAAAGCTGTTGTGCCCAAAGAGACTGCTGTCAAAGCACCTTCATTGATGCCGATAAGCTTCAAGGACTTCAGTAAAGATCCTGTAAAAGGGATGTTATTCATAGTTCTCATCGCGATCGGATATTTATACGTAGATGGCAAGATGAATTATACTGGCCAGATAGAAAACCAAAGCAAAAAGATACAGGCGTTAGAAGTCAGAGTAGAGAACTTAAGCAATCAACTTAGAAGATCTGATAGCACTTTAGCAGCGGCTGAATCCAAAATAGCGGTGTTACAACAACTCGGTAAAATAAAGTAGGAATGAAACAGAAAATAGTGATGGCGATATCAGCTTTAGCTGCAGCAGCCTTTTTTGGAAGAAATCAGTTGATGTCTTTGAAAGATAAATACATCTCCCACAAAGACTCAACTACGGTATCAGCTCCTCAAGCAGACGTATTACCTGTAGATACCATACTGGAAAAGAGTAAAAAGAACGTGATATCTATGGGACAGAAGAGCATAAAAAGCGATTCTATGATCATCACAAAAGTCGAAAAAACTGCAAAGAATATAGAAGTTTTACATACAGAAGTCAAAGTATTAAAAAAAGAAAACAATGAACTTAAAGCGAAGCTTGGTGACACTGTTGTTAATGTTAATAAGCATTTCAACCTACTGCCAGTCAACGAACCAAATAGCGACAGCAAACCCAGTTCCGGCGATAACGAATAGTGTTACGGCTACACCTGCCCTGAATACTGCTCAATTACCGACAGCGCTTCCGACTCCTAAATCACAGGCGCAATACCCCATGACTAGGATCCTGGATGATGATACAGTAGTAGTGATGACAGTACAGCAAGGAAAGGACATGAACAGAAGGTTTACGATGTTCAAAGATAGCATGAAGAGTTTCCATAGGTTGGTAGATACTTTAAATGCTGCCAATCTTTTCTTGAGTGATTATAGTCATGCTGTATGGATAAAGAACAGAGATCTTGAAGGTGAACTGAACTTGATAGCCGATAAGAACTACAAGCTGACCCAGAATGTTGCTAGTCTGAATGATACCATCAAGGCTATGAACTACCGGTTAGACTTTGAAAGACTGAGGGTAGATATGTCAAAGACAGATGTACAAGGTAAGTTTGAACTATACAAGACCACGACAGAGATGAAACTTGAGGACTATAAGTACAAGCTTGAATATGAAGAGAAAGCTACCAGGTACAAAACCACAAGGGCATTCATAGAAGGCGGTCTTGTAGCAGCAGTGCTTGGAATGACGGCAGACATGATACACGCCTACTATTTTAAAAAATAAAAACAAAAATAAAGTATGAATCTAGAGAGTTTAAAAGGACACGTTCCAGACAACATCATCGCTCAACTGCCAGATACGATGGCAAAGTTTGAATTGAACACCCCGCTGCGTTTAGCGCATTTCCTTGCTCAAGCAGGACACGAATCAGGTGGTTTCAAAGTGTTAAACGAGAATCTGAATTACGGAGCAAAAGGACTTCGTAGCATATTCGGCAAGTATTTCCCAACAGACGCAAAAGCTTTGGAGTATGAAAGAAAACCCGAAAAGATAGCTAATTTAGTCTATGGAGGCCGCATGGGCAACGGTCCTGAATCATCTGGAGAAGGATACAAATTCCGTGGTCGCGGCTGTATTCAACTGACAGGAAAAGACAACTACGCTGCGTTTTCAAAAGCAATAAACGAAGATTGTGTGGCTAGTCCTGATCTGGTAGCAACTAAATACCCTTTGGCTTCTGCAGCGTGGTTCTTCCACAAAAACGGTCTTCACAAGATAGCAGACGAAGGCGCAACAGTTGATACAGTCACCAAGATCACAAAGAGAGTGAACGGTGGGACTATAGGAAATGACGATAGAATCAAACACTTCAATGAGTATTATTCACTTTTAAAATAAAAACATGAAAAATATAATCGCTACGGTTGCAGCAATACTGTTTTGCATACTAACCAGCTCAGCACAAGACACAGTAACTTTAGTACACGAGGCATACAAGACCACGTACAGTAAGTCCTTTCATTACCCAGTTTTGGTTCAATGGTGGGACACAAAAGCGAGAGTTGGTTGCAAAAGTCCCCTGGCAAGGAAAGACCAATTTGCTCCAGATCCTCTTCTTCCTTCAGAAACGAATTTGGCAAAGGACTATGTTGGTTCAGGCACAGACCGTGGCCATATGTGTCCAGCAGCAGACAACCTTTGCTTTGGCGCAAAACAACAAGCAGAGTGTTTTTATTTCTCAAACATGGCGGCTCAATACCACTCTCTGAATGCTGGAGATTGGAAGTCATTGGAAACGAAAACAAGGCTTATAGTAGACAACCAAGATTCAGTCTACGTTTGGTGTGGTTCTATTGGATCTGCAAAAAAGATAGGAACTACTACCGTGCCTACTAAATGTTGGAAGGTGATCTATGTAAAAAAGACAAAGGCGTATGAAGCTTACATATTTGATAACACGACAGATAAACCTAAAGGGATAGACCACTGGAAGGTACAAATCGCAGATGTTGAAAAATTAACAGGATTCAAGTTCTCTATGAATTGATCTTGTATTGTTAACGTTAACCCCGTAATATGGACCCCGATAGTAGACATGAATACTTGGAACAAAACACTAAAACAAAACTTGGCAACGATCTGTCTGATGGCAGCGATGTTCTTCAACCCGTTTGGGTTCGATGCAGTTCAATATTGGCTATTTCTAAAGACAGGAAGTTTATGGAGAGCAAACTTCGTTTTGTACTGTATAGCGGGATTGTTCTTTGGTTTATATATCTTATTACGTCCTAAAAAAGAAAAGAGATGAAAAAAAACTACCTTAAAGAAATTGAGATCCAGGATCCAGCAATAGTTGCACAACTAGAAAAATTCTACCATCTACAAAATGAGATAGATGAGCTGTCTGACAGAATGAAAGTTATGGAAAAAAAATATGGTGAATTTGCAAAAGATCTAGCTCCGATGTTTGAAACAATGAAGCAGCTTGAAGAAAAAACAGCGGTTTCAGAGTATTACATAATAACTATTAAGCAACCGGCATATGAGTCTCAAGTTCACAAATATAAAAAAGCATATGAATATGCGCTAACCAAGCTGAATGAAGCTACAAAAGCAGTTTGTAAGAAGCTAGAAGAAGAAGAGTCTACTGTAAGAAAAGTATCCACTAGATTTACCATAGGAAAACTATCTGAAGCATCAACTGCAGATAAAGTCAAATTGTACCTCAATAAGATAGTAAGTTTCTTTTCTACAAAGATAAAAAAATACCTCTATAAAATAGACGACGCAAACAAAGAATTAAAAGCTCTTGCTAGCATTAAAGAGAGCAAGACGATAAAGCTATCAGACTTTCTAAAAGAAGATTGGAAGAATTTACAGCCGTTTGGAGAGCAAGAGTGGAACAGAGTGAACAACATAGCAAAGAGGAGCAAGCAAGATGATTACCTAGATGGGATCATGAACTCTATAAAAAAGCAAGGATACAAAGCCACAGAAAGACAAAAGAACTACGTAAAGATGTGGTTGCAAAGCGGAAAAGAAGGCATACAGTGGGGAAGAAAAAACTAAAAATATGATAAAGCTTACAGACTTACTTAAAGAAGAGATCAAAGGGGACATAACTCTCCCAACAAACCATGAACCTTTCATGTACAGTCCTGATGGCTTTAGCTGCGCAGTATGCAAGTACTACAGCTACGAGAATGACCAACACATCTGTGGAAACCAATACTACGAGGCATGGAACGGAAACGCTGTGATGGACATAAAAGATCCTAGAAAATGGTGTAGTGATTGGTTCGAACCTAAGTGATATTTATACTATATAAAACAGCAGATATGACAAAAAAGAGCCTCATAACAAAACTTTTAGCAGAAGCACTAAATCCTAAAAAAATGGAAGTAGATGTTCCTGATTACGTAGAAAAAGAGTTAAAAAAGCGAGGATTACATCTTCAAAATCTGTTTAAGAGAGACTTTCCAAGAAAACAGCTTAGCCAAAAGACTCAGGACTGGATAAAAGATCATTTTATTCCAAAGATGAGGAATTTAAAGGAGTTTACCCCAAATCCAGCAGAGACTCCAGAGATATACTACGGAAATGAAAAAAGAAGATATTTTAAGCAGCCATCATTTGACAATCAGGATATGAATGCAATAAAATCAACACACCCAATAGCAGAAGAGGTTTGCACAGACTGTGGAGAGGAAATGGTAAATGGAAAATGCGCCCAGTGTGGAGATGTTTGGGGGAAACCTGATTCTGGACACCAAGCCACTATGGCAAGAGCTGAACTTAAAGATCTGATATCTAACGCATCAAAGCTTTACAGCATGGTAGAACCAGGAACAGAGCTTCCTGGATGGGTTGCAGCATATATAACTCTTGCTAGTGATTACATGCATAGCGTAGCAGAATATGCATCAGAAGTTGCTTAAACATAATTACAATGATAAAACTCATAGACATACCCAAAGAGAGTATAATAAAATACAGAGTAGTATTTACAGATTATGGAGATGAAGAATTCCCTACAAGCAGAATTTTTGATTCAAAAGACGAAGCAGAAAGTTGGGTTGAATCAAATGAATGGGAGGAACGTGGAGTAGAAGAATATGATCCTAGAGTTGATGATTATATTTTTACAACTAGAACTCGATATTATAATCCAGAGGATAAAGAAAATTATTTTGGGTATAGTATAGAACCAATATCTAGAGTAGATGAATCTTTTGATGAATCTATAATGAAATCTCACTATAAAAAGATATCAAATAAGGTAGACAATATCATATCAAAACTAAAAGATAGAGGGTATGTCAAATAAACTTTTAGAAAGTAATAAAGATATAGATAATCTTATAAGATCTTTAGATGATATTATAGTAAAATTAAGAATATCTAAAAAGTTAGATAAAGATATCATAGATGATCTAAAAGATTTTTATGATATTGAGATAGATGATTATACGAAAGATTATTATCTTAGGGGAAAAGAAGTAAGTTCAGATTATGAAGATTATATTTCTGATAAAATACTCGATCTTATAGTGGCATTAAGACAAATAGAAAAATAATGATAAAACTGATAGACATACTCAAAGAAGTACATGAAGATCACACAAATCCAGAGTTTGATGCAGATCCTATGGGCTACATCCTGAGAAAGTATAAAAGGCTCAACAAGAACCTAATAACTTTGATGGGAGATAACTTTGAAGAATACTTGGATGGAATATTCATAATATCTGGAAAGCCGACCACCTTCAAGATACTGCTAAAAAACAATCAGTACTTCTTTATGACGTTCATGGGAAAAGCGTACGAAGCAGGTGTGCAAGGCAAGCGCTACTATCTGATGAACATAGGAGACATCCAAAGGGCTACTATGGCGATCAATAGGATACAGAGATATGGAGCAAAATCAAAGTCTGAAGGTCCAGAGAGCGAAGAAGGACCAAGGTCAGAAGAGCTTCCAACAAAAAAAGAAGAAAAACCAAAGGAAAAACCAGAGACTCCTGAAGAAACTACTTAAACTGCAAAGATAGACTTTTTAAAATCAACATTGAAGATTATATTGATGCAGGAGACTTATAAATATACTCAGTCAAATCCGATATATTTATAAACAAAAGTTTTATGCCCGAACCGATTACGAGGCAATCCACTATCAAAGATAAGATACGAGAAGAATTTGTGAAATGCGCCACAGACCCGGTATATTTCATGAAGAAGTATTACATGATCCAACACCCTCAAAGAGGCAGGATGCTCTTTGATCTATACCCATTCCAAGAATCCATGCTAAAGGTCTTTTCAGGAGACCAAAATGTAATAATAAACAAGTCAAGACAGCTGGGGATATCAACGTTGGTGTCTGCTTATGCGCTCTGGCTCATGGTATTCCACAAAGATAAGAACGTACTGGTCATAGCAACAAAGCAAGAGACGGCCAAGAATATGGTCACAAAGGTACGATTTGCATACGATAACCTTCCAGCTTGGTTGAAGATAGGAGCTACTGAAGACAACAGGCTAAGTTTACGACTCACAAACGGTTCTCAGATAAAGGCAGTGTCAGGAGCAAGCGACTCAGCTCGTTCTGAAGCAGTATCTCTTCTTGTGATGGATGAATGTGTAACTGGAGATACTGAAATATTAATTAAGAATAAAAATACTGGCGAAATAGAAAAGACAACAATAAATGAATTAAAAAATAAATTATCTGGAC